TCTGCACAATAAAAAATATTTTCCATTTTGACATCTGCAGCAATGCCTTTGAAAATCATTTGACCATTGACTTTTTCAATTGACAATATGTTGCATAATTCATTTGCTGGAGAATCTACTATTGATAATTCAACAAGTGAGTAATCCTTAATGAAGCGAACAGATTCTCCTGTTGCTTTATTCATTTCTGTTTCTGAATCTATAATTTTTCCGCCGATTGAAAATCCTTGTAATGTTCCATCTAATACTTTTTCCCAAGTATCTTGTGCACCTTTTGAAATATATGCATCTACATAAACGCCATTGTAAAATTCTTTTGATTTTGGATCATAGTATGTTTCTGGTCTAAACGAAACAACTTTACCAACTGCAGTTGGCTGATGCATTTCTCTTAGGTTGCCACGGAAATTTTCAAAAGCTTTCATGCTTGCTTCCATCGTGACAACATCACCAGTCTGGTCAAGGTTGTCTAATGTTGCGAACCCTGAGACTGTTCTTTTTTCTCTATTGACCTTCGTAAAAGGAACTGCTAAATTAATAACATTTCCCTCAGAAGACCAATGTGATTTTTCAATGGTCATATGTGTATATTATAGGCTTTTATATATCTAAAGGCAAATAAGTAGTTGAGTAGGACTACTCAACCTGTCTGCCGTCGCCTTTTGCATTTCTGCCTTCCCCTGAATTATCTGGGGAATTTGCAGATCTATCCTGATCTCTTTCACGGCTTTGCATAGCCTGGGCTTTAATTTCAGCAGCTTGAGCTTGTAAATCTACTGGCTTATCTCCGCCTTCACGAGGAACTAATCCCATTCTTAATCTAATTTCATTAGGAGTCATTACCTGGAATCTTAAATATCTTTCATCAATTTTAGACTGCGTATCGGCATCTGTTAGACTTAATTCATTAAATTTAATTTCTAAGGCGTCAGTCATTTCCTTAATAATTTTATTTAATTTCTTTTCTAAATTTTCCTGTGCAGGTCTACATACTTGTTCTTTAAATGTTTTATCTGCATCTCTTGCTGCAGCTAAATTAATTCCTGCTGGAGTACCAATTTTATTAATTGGAACCCTATGAGCCATTAATATTTCGTCTCTATTTGACTGACGATAAATATTAAATGAAGATTCCTGAGTTCCCGCCTCAATTGGCTCCATTTTAAATTCAACCTTAGAGTCTGGCGAATCAGCTGGAAGGGGAATATAAAGAGATCTATGATTCTTACCCCTCAATCCAACTTGGAAAAACTCCAAAAGCTTTCTTTCAGACTCCGATGAAAGTTTTGCCCCTTTAACAGTAATAATATATCTAGGTACTGCTTTGTTCTCGAAATAATCTAAGTTGTATTTTCCAGCAAATTCGTTACCAGCCATAGCATTTTGTGCTGCTATGATGTCTGGAATTCCATAATAATTATTTTTTGGAGTATACTTTTTAAGATGTATAATTTCATTTGGTCTATCTGTAGATCCTGCAATTGGATTTGCAGTTTCTTGGTCTCCAAAATTACGGAAGAATACTGCTTTACCGTAAAGTAATTGAACAAATCCATCTCTTAATCTTCTTACACGCATAGTCTTTGATGGTATGTGTCCAATATATCCTATCTTGCCAGCAGTGGTCCTGCCTATTTCTAAGTAGCCGTTGCCTGTTGCTTCAATATCTGTATAAAATTTAATTAATGTTTCTTTAAATGTTTCTTCTTCATTACAGTCTTCAAGCCATTCATGCAAATCTTGTCTGATTCTTTCAAGTTTTCTGCGAGCTCTTTCTAACTGTTTTTCATCTTCAATTCCATCAAGCAAATCATTTGTCTTTTTTGTTTCTACAAAATCAAATCCTAATCCAACAATATTAGCCACCTTAGCATTAATTGCTGAATAATTATATGGGGATATTTCATATATTGTAGATAAATAATCTAAGTTGTATTCAGGCATAACTAAATCAAATAGTGCATATCCGCTTACGGCCTGCTGTATTAATAATTGCTGTGTTCCAGTTCCTTCTGTTCCAACAAATTTCTTTTGTATATCTCTGCTGACTCTTCTTCTAACTGCAGGGCTTAAACCAGATAGTTTCAGTATGTCTTCGCCTTCAATAGAAAATGGATCTGGATTATTGTTAATAGAAGGAGAATTAAATTTCATCCAATCTGCTACGTTGGATATTTCGACATCTTGACTAGGTGTATCTTCTTCGTATTCAATCATTTCTTACCCAACTTTTTCATTTCATCTTTATAAACGCCAATATCTAATTCATCAGGAACTAATCCAAGTGCTAATCTTGTCTTCTGACGCTGAAACTCTTCATCATCTATTTGCCTGCTGCCTTCTAAAAATTTAGGCTTTCCTTCATCAATTCCGTAGCTTCTTACTGCTTGAGCCAATAAATTTATTCTAGAAAGGTCTCCGTGCATTGACTGAATTGATAAGAAATTCTGATCATCATCGCCTATCCAACGTCCGTCTGGCATTTCCCAAACATATACTCCAAGCCTGGTTTCACCAGTCTTTATCTTTGATCCAAGCTTTTTAATTTCCATAGGTTACTATTTTACCACTTTCAAAGTCTCAAGTCTAGGGTTTTGTCAAGTATTATGACAAAATTATTGGTTAATTGTACGTTCCCATTCCAAATCGTATGCCTCAACTGAGGATTCTGTCAAGGTCATAGACGAATTAGATAGGTCAAATAGGATATATACGTCACCATACCTGTATAAATTATAATTAGTTAATGCATCTAACGCAGTAAATTGATATTCATATAATGCAATATTCTGATATAGGCCCGAAGTGCCGCCGCCGATAGAAGAACCATTTATAATAATATCTCCCGTGATTGGCTCCATAAATGTCAAAACGACATAATTTAGATCTCCTTCGGTCAATATATCTTTAATATTGTTTTCGCCTGTCTTAGTATAATTATTTACAAATATCTCTTCTATGTTTGCTCTGGCTAAATCCCCATTTGAATTCCAGGATAATAATGTAGTTCCAGCGAATATTATTGATCCCGCCTCAGAAAGGCTGTATGGGGTATAGAAGAATTCTATTGTGTTTATGTTATCTGCGGTAGTTATTTTAAAGCTAGAGCCTGTACTGGCCTTTAAACCGTTTCTAGAGTCTCTTTGTAAGATCTCTGAGCTAACCCGCCCTAAAACAAAAGAACCATCTTCTGGGGTGATATAAGAAGGACCATTAACAGCTAATTTTTTAATATTATTATAAAACTTTACAATTAAATAATTTAATCTAGGGTTATATCGACTTGAATCTAAGGTTGACATTGTGACCCTAATAAATAATCTTCTTTCTTCGCTAAAATTGTCAGATTGATATTGCGGAATTTCATCTCCATTATTACATTGAATATATGTTATTCCGTCATCGCTTGTTTCTACAATTATTCCATTACCCCCGTCCCATTCTATTTTAGACGAGTCCATTGTATTTCCTGGTAAAACAATTTCATCTTCTATTATAACTGTTTTTTCTTGAAGCGTTTCTGTTTTTAAAATTGATATATATTGTTTATCTTGATCAAAATATAAATCTTCGGTAATAAATAATTCCCAAGATTTGTTAGATGGCCATGCATACTGGTAGGCTAATTTTGAATTATCATCATATAGATTAAACCATTCTCCACCATTTGATTCAATTAATTGAGATGGCCTAATTGCTTTAGCATCACTATAGTGATTATTAATTTGATTTTGTGATAAAGCATATCTATAAACTGCAACACTATTAATAACAAAATTTTGGCCTATTCCACAAGGACCTGTTTTAAAATTTACAGAATTTCTAGTAAATGGGTTGGTAGTTATTAATTTAGTAACCTCAAGAACATTATCGATATAAAGAGATAAAGAAGAACTTGTATATATTGCCACAACATGAAATGCCTTATCTGTATATGGAATTGTATATTCTATTTTTTGTGTATCTACTTGGAATATTATATTGCCCTTATAATAAAATAATCCTACTTCGCTCCCCGTCGTTTTATCTGCAAATAAAGATGTTAAAAATGATCCTGTTATTTTAGGCTTAAACCAAAGTTCTATTGTAAAATCATTATCTGCTGAATCCGATGTAGCAAATTTGCTAGATGTTGTTTGACCAGAGTAGTCTTTATCAATTATGTATTCTATATAATTAGAGTCACCTATTTTAGCTGCTGTTGAATTTCCTTTTACTATAGGAACAATTCCTCCTACTGGTCTATTAACATACTTACCATTATTTTGACATTCAGAATTATCATACGCAATATCTCCTCCGAGATTTGCATAAGATGCATAAGCTGCTGCTACATCTGCATATGTCCCATAAGTCAAAAGTAATTCAGCATAAGTTAAAGGTTTTGTTCCAGTTATTTGTTGATAACTATCATAATTATCTAAAATTTCTTGGTAATCTTCATTTTGTGCAAGCAGGTCTACATAGCCAGCATCACTAGATGTAGTAAAATCATCAAGAGGATAATATGCTAGTGGGTAATCACTTAATATTGTAGACCTATAAGACATTATTGTATTGCTAAAATTTGAGATTCTAATTCAGATATTTTTTGATTTAAAATTAAAAGTCTTTCTTCGTCTGGTTCAGATTTTGCATTTTCTGCAACAATTTCAATTTCTAAAGAATACATCTGATATTCAAGATTTCTTATTGCATTTATTTTAATCTGATTTTTTTCTGAATCAGTTAACTCTTGGTATTCTGGCATTTTTCTCCTATTTAATTAATTTCTATATTTTTTAATCCATCTATCATTTCTTGATAGAGGTTAATTCTTCCGTCTATATTTTTACCAAACATGGGATGAGATTCATTTATTTCATTTTTTATATTAATAAAAAATTGTTTTGTCTGCTCATAATTATCAATAAAATCGTTAACAATTTCTTGTTTTAATTCTACAGATAATTGAGTATATGTTTTCATTTTAACATCCTCCAAATGTGCTTGCTAATAATCCTGTACTCCATGGGCCAGTATTTCCAGATCCGTCTTTTCCTCTTACCCACCAGTATCTAGCTCCGCCTATTCCTACCAAATAAACATATCTATTACTTCCATCTACTCCTGCGGATTGACAAGAATAATCTGGAGTTGTTCCTGAACTTGGTGCAGAATTTGTTGTAGCCCAATAAAAATCATAGCAAGTTGCATTAGTTGCTGGAGTAAATATTAAATTAGTTCCTGGACATCCATCAGCTGTTACTGAAACAAAACTCGTTGATCCTACCGAACTTGCTTGCTGAGTCCATTGTGCATAAAGAGTAAAGTTAGCAGTTTGTCCATGTGTATATGGGAATGAAATTGCTGTCCCCCCAGAAGTTGAAGTAAACCATCCATTAAATGTATACCCTGACCTCGTAGGACTTCCTGGATTTGAAACAGTGCCACCAGTTGTAGTAGTGGTTGAATTTATTGCAGACCCTCCCTGGCTATTCCAGGTAACTGTTAGTGTATTAGCTGTCCACTGTGCAGTAAGGGTGATGTTGCCTGTTGCTGCTGGGTGTGTTACTCCAGCGGAGTAAGTTGTGCTGTTCTGGCTGCTTAGCCATCCAGAGAACGTGTAGCCAGTACGGCTATATGTATTAGAAGGAGTTGTAAAA